ACTTTAGTCGTTAAAGGACCAGCAACACGGAATGCAGTAGGGTGTAATTCATCACCGCTGTTTTTTGCGACCCTAGTATTATTATTTCGAGCAGATTGAGGCGGGTTAAAAGTAATCTGATTATCTACCCAAGAGCCACCGGGATGATACCCACCATCCATATGGAAACACCACTCTGAGTTGCTCGCCATAGAGCCTCCCATAAATACAGCGTGTCTCATAGGGTGTACTCTTCTATAATCATGAATCTCAGCCGCTGATACGTTACTCACACCCGATGTAAACATTTCACCATACATTCGACCTGACTCAGGTCTTTGTTTTAGAATCGCTACATTTGGCTTACCTTGAGGCGGCTCCCAGTTCAAAGTCTGCCTCCAATGAAAACGCCCACGAGCCAGTTGATACGCTGATTTTTCAGGCATATAGTCTGCACTATCATTAGTAATATGATTAGGCATGAATCTTTGATTTGCTCCTGTGTGTATAGGTACTGATGACCAGCCGTTACCAACTGTAATCGCTCTACCGGGATGCGGCTCAAATGTGTTGACAGGAGTAGCAACTTCTTGAGTATACGGGAACGCTTGTCCGGGGCCATAAATCATGAAAGTAGTTTTGTTTTCAGTACCAGTCACGTGGTCGCTATAGCGAGCAGTAGGATGAGCAAAGCGTAGAACTAGCGGAGTAGGAACTTGTATATGCACTCCTCTTACATAAGGAGCGGCACTAGGATGAGTAGCATTCACCGCTTGATTACCGTTCTTCAAATCAGGGCTAAGCACGTTGTCTTTGTTGAAGAAGGGTGGATTGAGGCTACCTCGATGCTGGTTTAATAAAGCAGTACCGGGGAAGAAAGCCATTATAGCGTTACAGTCTATTGATGAAAACGATGACAGTGTCTCATTTGCATTTTGTATACCAGTAACACCATTAGGTCCATTCGCATATGGGTGTGTATATTTGTCACTGTAGTCATTCTTAGTCCCATCATTGATGTCTATAGTGACACCACTGAAGCCACCACCAAAGAATAATGGAACCCAATGGTCGCTGCTATCTCTGCCACCACGGAAGAATACTTGTGGTGTTGAGTATAGACTACCTAACACACGGAAACCAGCAGTAGTAAAGCATCTATGGTCAGCAAAGCGTTGAGCAACGTCTGCTGCTGATGCTGATACTGTAGGGAAATCATCACTCTTAGTAATAATATCTAATTTAGTCTGCGAGTTTGCCCCATTTTCACTAGTAACAAACGCTGTATCTTGTCTATAAGAAAATAACGACTTATCACCGAATGATGCTATTTTAGCAATAGCGCTGGAGCCATCACTAACAGATGCACCTTCGCTACCAGCAGGACGCACGAAGTGCCATAGTTCATTCTCAGCATCAAGGATTACATCAGTAGCAGTAATTTCATCAATCTCAAGAGTTGGATTGTTAACCATAGGGAGAATGTGGTCACCCGAATAGGCCATAAATCTAACGCCGTTTAAGTTACTACTCCAAGTTTCAGTATCTACTGGGTCATTTTTAGAATCTACTAATACAGGAGATGGAGTGTTACCATTAGAGCCTTTACCCTTACTAACAATTTGCACTATAGTATGAGGGATGTAACCACATTCTGCTCTTATACCAGCATCAATTTGTGCGTCAGTAGCCGAGCGATTACTACTACCTAAAGTTCCATCATGTTCTACTTTCTCAATATCGCCATGTTCTATATGCGCTGATTGTATAGCCATGTCTCTATGAATACTTGCTGAAAAGAAATTAGAAATAGGCTCAATGTTCCTACTAGGATTGTATGCACGAATACGTATTGCATCATCTGCAACTCCCCACTCTCCTAATGTTCTACCATCAGCAGCAAAGAAGTCTCTACAGTCAAATGGTGTACCATCCTGAACGTTTGGACCTCTCATATTGATTGCAGCAGTGACAGCGGCAGCAAGAACTTCATCAGTTACAAGACTAGTCCAATTTACACAAGATGAAATTAATGCTCTAATGTAATCAGTATTCGCTCCAAACTCATTAGCGACATGGGCGATAGTTGTAGCGTCAAAAGCCCCAGCAGTAGTAATTTGACTACTGCTGAAATTAGCCCCCTCTACTCCATAGAAATAAGCCTTTAAAACACCGCCACCGCTAGATGCTTCTGTACTACGATGTGTATAAGAAAATGTGTTACCGAAAGAGCCTTTAGCATCTGCGTGGTTAAATGGGTCTGAAACCTGTATAAGCCCGTTTTCTACTGGGAACCCCATATAACCTAGAGGGTCAGGGTGAGGACAAACATTGTAGGGCCCATGAGCCATTGAAATAACCAATACTTTGTTACTAGCGGAATAAAACATGTTAACATCATAAGCAGCATTAGCAGATGGAACACCATTCCAGCGATTACCACGCCAACCCACTAATGTAGCGTGTGTTGGATTAGGGTCAAAACGCCCAGTTGCATCACTTAAACCGTGCATGTGATGACCTATAGTAAAGCCACCCTGCCCTACATCTCGGTCATCTATGTAGATTACAATTTCATCCTCTAATGTATCAGGAATCTGTGTTTCATCTAGTATGAACTTCTCATCCATTGTACGATAAACTATACGAATACCATGTCTATTTCCTAAGTGGTCTTTAAACTCAAAACCGTATAATGGAGAGTTGCCTATACTGTCATTAGAAACTTGACTGGCTGGAACGTAAGGGCTGTAAGCAGTTGCGAGTTCACTCCCGGTCTTTGTTATAGCAACATCACCGTATTTTTTAGTAAATCTATTATCTCCCCTACGCCCGAATCCCCAAGCACCAGTATCAGGAGCGAAGCCGGGTACACCAGCGGCAACTAATCCACCGAAATTGACTCTTCCGACTGCTTGTGTACCTACCTTTAACCCCTCAGTGAAGTTAGTAGCATAGCCCTCTACTTCTAATGATTCAGTGTTAATTGTATTATGTGATTGACCTGAGCCGGTAACCATTGAAATAGCCCTATTTATGGGGTCAGATGTTTCATCACCACGGAAAGCAAAATCATTGGTGGATTTTATTTGAGTTCCTGTTTCGTCAGGTAAACTATACTGGCGTAAACTAGTGATAGGCGCAAATGGTCTGCCATGTTTGTTTAACGGCATTGGCGCAGGGTGCATATTTTCCCCGCTAATTTCATCAGGTTGACACCAAAAAGTTCTGAATCTTCCACCATGACCTATAAGGAACTCAGGTTGATATGGTGCTTGACCACGAGCGTTGTCTAACCATACACAGAAATTACGACCAGTAGCGCCCGGTACAGTGCTATGGATAACTATTGAATATCCTTGTCGACCTTTAATGTCTTGAACTACTCTACCAAGATGAGCCCTAAAATAACCCATATGACTACCATTATCTTGCGAATCAAGTGCCTTATCTACATCCCACCAAACTGCCGGGTCGTGAGCAGACCCTGTTTTTCCACTGATACTGTTAGTTCTAGCATTTTTAGCACCCGCTTGGTTAATCATTCTGACAACTTCACGAGCAGCCGCCTCTACATCGGTAACACCATCACGTGTTGCTATTTCACCGCAGTCTATTGATAGCCTTCTAGTGAAATCCATATCAGTCCAATGTTTTAGATGCTGTAACCTATTCTCACGCATGTTTGACAAGTCGAGGCTACTAGAACGTATACCACGTAGGGCCAAGAATGCAGGGATAACTCTAGTACCGTCAGGAGTATCAAAGAATGTAGATGGGTCACGCATAGATGCCCCTGTTTTAGCCTCACGGTGGATTACTAATTTTGCTACAAAATTATCTAAACCGGACCTTATTTTACGACTATATTCGTGTAGTTCATTAGCCCAATAAGGTAATACAACTGCATCTTCAGTTCTAGGTAAAATACTATCTCCTATGGCTCTTTCACTAAATGCTCCACCTGTATGATAACCAGTGTGTACAAAGTGACCATGCCCCTTACCATACTGAGTTAATCTATTAGAAGCAGTAAGATTAGTAGAAACTCCTACTGGTGCTAATCTAACTCTAAACTTACCACCGCTTGCTCCTGATTGAGTAACTGTGATTACATCATCATGAACATAACCTGTTCCAGCAGCGTTAATTGTAGCCGCTGTTATAGCACCACTTGAAGTAGTAATATCTACTGTTAAACCACTACCACTACCTGTTGTAGTGGTTGCTAATCCACTGGCGTTTGAATAAACTTGACCATTCAATCCAGTGGGATAGAAACTAACTAATGATGTTACTGCACCCAGTATTGGTGACTCCAAACTTGATGCTGAATAATTATTAGCAATATCATGAGCGTAAGCGCTCTCCATAAATCTTGAACGCATTGTACTACGGACATATTTGTTTTGACTTGGGAATCCATTAGCAACATCAATTTGAGTCATAAAAGCATTCTGACTAGCACCGTTGTATGCTATGTTGTGAGTAACCAAATCAATTTGGTCACCTCCTGTAGCAAGATTATACCCACTAGTGTGTCTTTGGTAACCAATTTCTGCTGCCTTTGGGCTGCTCTGAACTTGCATTTGTAAGTCTTGGAATGCGATAAACTCACGGTCATGGGCGCAGTCGTAAAGAAGGACACGAGCGTGGTCATCTCCCTTTAGAGCAGGGTCGAGATAGGCAACCACAGGAGGTGCAACATTATTTTCAGTGCCAAATAATTCTGCATAATTTAATTCAATTGTCTTATTCACGTGCTGGATGTAATTTTCAGCAGTTTCTCTACAGGTATTACCAATCAAGAAGTTCTCAAGCGGAATACTGTCACGAGCCTCAGTTGCTAGACTTCCCTTACCACCGTTAAAACTATTCCACACTAAGGCTTCATTCAATACACCACGGCTTTTAGCGAATAAACCCTCCACAGCGTGAGGGTTATTGTAAGTCATGTTAGCCCATACAGTGTCACCTTTACGTAAACCACCGGGTGCATATGGGAATAACCAAGTTCTATTCAGAATAGCCTCATCATCATTTTTCATAACATCATGACATCCGACTCTAAGATAGACTTGAGTTGCTGCTGCATTTATAGCGCTATTTATAGCGGTAGCAATACTGCTCGTCATACTTCCATCTAAAGTTAAAACTGTATCAGATGAAGGCGTGCTTTGAGCATGTCCTTCAGCAATAACAGTAACTCTACCGATAAAGTATACAGCAGTTATACTAGAAGATGATGTATTGAAAATCTCAGCGTAAACATAATCATCTTTCTGAACATTAAGACTATTAGTATCTGATTGTAATAACCGCTCGCTAGTTGTATTTGTGACAATTACAGAAGTAGTAGATATATATGGACTAGGACCACCAGCGCCGTGTTGTTTGATAGTCCACGGATGACGAGCAGTAGGTGGTCTGAAAGTGTCACTGATATTAAGTGTATTTTCTAGTGCTGAACTATCCTTATCATGGTCAAACCCAAACATAAAACCTCTTTTTACTAATACTGCCTCTTGGTCTAGTATGTAATCAGCGTGATTTGCATCATAATAATTAGGTAATGTGCTACCTTTGTTAAAAATATCCTCAACTATAATCGAACTTCTGAAGTCATCAGGAGTTGTCGGTGTTCCACTTAAATGAGGGAATGTAGCAGCAGTGTCTCCCCAGTAAATAAATCTGTTAACGCTACCAGTAGGCGATGTTGCTTCTAATAGGTAGTGATAATCTCCAGTTTCAAAAACAACGTTTCCGTTACTGTCTATGTTAGGTTGCACATTAGGAAATTGCTCAATGTCTTCTTCTGAAAAGATTAACACTACTAAGCCAGTAAAGGTACTACCATTCATAATTGGCTCTACGCCTATAATTTGACCTCGTGCTCTACCCGATTGTATGCGGGCAGCATGAGGATTAGTAGTAGGTCCTGCCTTAAACTCAACAGCACTTACATATTGACGTAGACCATAATCTACATTACCACCTTGAGTTTTAACACTAGCAGAGTCATGATAGTATTCACTCCTTCTTTCTATAGAAGAAGATGGGTTTAGGAAACTACCAACTAGAGGGACTAAACTTTCACTTTGATAACCTCCTCCTACTAGCAGTTGCATACCTGTCTGATGTGTTTCCAAGAACTTTTCAGAATGAGCATAAGTAGCATCTTCAAACTGTATAAAACCATCACTAGAAGGGTCGTTATTGTAAATAATCCACTCACCATTCGGTAAGAATGCTCTTTGATGTCGCTGTACTTTATCTACATAGAAGTAAGACTTGGCACTACCTATATCAGCAGCGGGAAATATATCAGGATTACTAACATAGAGTTTGTAAACATCAGGAGTTGGGGTAGTATCGAGAAGTGCCTCTCCTTGAATACTTGCGCTGCGAGTATGATTATTCTGTGATAGAGAATAAGCATAAGCGGAATGTGCGCTGCGGTCACTAGGTGAAACTTCTTGATAACGCCTTCCTACAGGTGAAGGATTCCAAGTATGCGCTGTCATTGTAGGGTCAAGATGTAACTTCAAAGAGTTATCAGGTCCCGGTAGTATTCCGTTAGGTATATCTTTGAAAAACTGGTCATTGAATAGAGGTATCTCTACTAAAGCACGTGTACTTGCGAACTGAGTACCTAACTGATAATCGTGAGTAACGGTGTCCATTGACTGAAACATTCTATCGTTAACAGTAGAGCCATCAGCGGTGGCGTTTTCTGCATAGAAATTACCATCACCTAGTATTATTTCACCAATTGAAGCCGTGACTGAGTTTCCACTAGTAACAGCACCCGCTGTTGAACTAAGCCCTGTTTTGAGAACCCACTCGTAGAAATCAGCAACGTTACTACCATCGCTTAACACATATTTATTGGTAAGAGTTGTAACGTCATCATCGCTAAAGAAAAAGGCTACTCCATTTTTACTGTTGTACTCAGCACTAGCCCCGTTTTTCAAGAATAACCGCCCCTTCTTTGGGAACGGATATGTACCCCATGATTTCAAATCCTCAGAGTTGTTGTTTAGAGCACGCACTTCAATGAACTGAATACGGTCACCAGCAGTAGTATCACGGTCTGTACGAACAGACAAAGCATGACAAGAAAATCCAAACCTTGTGTTATAAGGCAGCCTCGATAGTGTACTTGGGTCGAATGATGGGTTTGTATCATACGCTCCTTGCCCTACTCCTCCTAGCGTAACAGTCACCACTGGGGCGTTTGGGTCTATCTCTTTGACTACGTGTGAGTCAGGGCTTCCTGAACCTATTTCATCTACGTTTCTGTTGATAATTGCTGCATTTATACCGACACATTTTACCGTAGTAAACCTCTCTGCACCATCTTCTCCCTCTTCTTCAATAATGCTACGTAGTTTTCCTCTAGTCATTAAGTACATTATACTAGCAAAGTGAGAATCATTTGCGTTATCTGCTACTGTTTTTACATGTCTCAATTGAGCAGTTCTACTACGGTCAGATGGTTGTACGTAAATGCGTTGTTGTACACCCGGAGTCGTAGTAGCATGATTGTCTATTATGTCAAACATTTCATGTACAGGCCCAGCAGATGCTGCTATCGCTATATCGAACTCACCAGCAGCACCCGAACTAGTTGATGCTGAAGGTCTTGGTGATGCGCTAAACTTACCTGCGTTACTAACCTCTATCATCAAGTGATGGAAAACAGATTCGTGACTTTCTTTAGAGGTATGTGATGCTGCTATATTTTGAGGAGGTCTTCTTGGTTCAGTAGTCATCGTTGTATAGTTTTGAGGAGTGTATCTTTCATCTAGTTCTGAGTCACTTTCAAAACCTTCACTGTTATCCCCAACCAAAGAATGAGTGAATGACGCTGTTGCTAAATCACCTTGAACAGGAGCAGAAATCTCAATGATACCACCCGGTGCATGTAGAATCTTACCACTAGCCAAAGATGCTTCAATGGCATCTATTACGTATGTAGTCCCTGTAAGTAAGTGGTTAGCGGCAGGGACAGTTTTTTCGACCATTAACATTGGTGTGGTTTTACCCATGCTTACACCAGTAAAATCAATCGCATTGTAATGTATTTCAACATATGATGCTAAATTGTATGATGATAAATCAACTTCTAAAATAGCAACTCTACTAGTCTTAGATGGTCTAAGATGATGTTTACGTATGTTATCATCTACATCATCTATACTTAGTGGTAAGGGGCCTTTCAAAGCGAATGGCATTGGGTTAAAGCCTCCACCACCGATTGCTATTAATTTCCTAGAAGGGTCTGCTAATCCATTGTCTACCGAATCTGAGACAGTGCTAGATGAAGTAATATCTACTATTCTACTTTGAGCAATATCTCGATAATAATCTATTTTACTATTGATAGGGAACTGCTTCTCTATACCCTGTGCCGCTCCGTCATATATCAACTCAACAATATCAGCATTTCCAAATTGCTGGTCTAAGTTTTCTTCACTCGCTCTCGGCATATTCCTGAGATAATGATGACCTGTAACATGATTGAGTATGTGTCTACCTGAGTGTCCTATCTGAAATGATTCGTCTAATGTAGTAGGCCATGTAACAGCAAAGGGGTTATTCGTATCGTTAGTAGTCGTAGCCATTCTACTAGAGAAAACAATACCGTGTTGCTCAAAGTGACCTTCGTCAAGCACCATTTGACCTGTCCTATCAATAAGTTGAGATGCTAAGTGAGGTGGTTGATATGGCTTACCCGACCCATTGTCTAGTAAAAGGTCGGCGCTAACCACTACAAAGTAATCATCACCAGTACCACTACTACGAGAATGTAATACTGGTCTAAGCCCGTCTCCATTAGTAGAGCCGTCAAAATCTAAGTGAATACTACTTACTAGTATAGCCCCAGTGCTGACATTTATATTGTGTAAACGTACACGCTCAGGTGGAGATTGATTTGGCTTTTGAGTGTCACGATTTATAGAGCCGGGATTGATTAGAAGATTGTATGGGACATGAGGTATAGCACGGATGTTTTTTGTACCGGGTACAGTTTTGTAATCAACTACACTGTAGTTACCTGAAGAGTAAGGAGTGGCTGTAAAATCTATTGTACCGCTAGTTACAGTTTTACCAGTTAGTTTAGATGCTAATAAAGCAGCATCGCTTGTACTGATATTTATGGCTGAAAGATTACTTGCCGATGCGATAGATGAGATAGTGTAGATTCCTTCTACAGGTTCTATAGGCTCTTCAAATCTAAACAACGCTAGAGTATTGTTGTTAACCAAGGCTGCGTTACGAGTTATCATTTCATTTGAAAATACAGAACTTATGTGAACGCTTTCAATAACTCCACGGAACTCACCACCTTCCCCACCTATGTACACGTGGTCATCTGATTCAGGTAAAAAGCATCTACCTACTATCTCTTCAGCCATTAATTGACCATTGATGTGAAGACTAACTACACCCTTACTCATACTAGCAACAATATGAATTAATGGTCTTTGGTTGATATTTAGATTAGTAGCATCATCCTTAGAACCTACGAAGCGGTTGAAAGAGTCTTCAAACCCATTGTTAGTTGTACTAGGATATACAGTACCATCGTAACCGTTTGAGATTTCTCTCGCTGTGGAAATTATGACTTTTCTAAAACCATTATCAGTTTGAAGATTTACCTCAAAAGATGCTGGTCCGGGTGTATCTACATTACCTAGTTTCAAACAAAATTGAGATGATTTCTGAAGTATCACACCACCGCAGTCAGGAGTAACCCATGCTTCTATTGCTATTTCTTTACCTAATGCGTCACTAATTACGCTGTTTACTCTAGCGCCTTGAGAAGATTCACTTATTATGTCAGAGGCGTTTCTTTCACCGTCTGAGTTATCTCTACCTAGTTTACTAAATACACCTTGAGGGATAATGACACCGTCGCTTACACCATCAAAGAAAAGTGCGTGGTTGGATTGTAACATTATCGGCATTATTTCACCTCAACCTAGGAAGTCTATTGGTACAAAGACCATCTGATAAGTGTAGTGCTCTTCAGCAGCACTGTAAGCGACATCGAACTTTTGTACAGCGCCCTTAATTCCAGTTGTTTTATCAGACTCTTTAAAATCTACACCAGCCGCATTATCATTAGTATGTGACATTTTATCATTAATACCCACAGTCCCAGTAGGAACTAAGAAGTTTCTAGCAGCGTATTTTTTACCATCGGGTGCTGTTATCATAGAGTTATATGGAATCTGAATACCTATAGGATAATCACCTAAAATATCCTCCCTTAATGCTGAACTTAACATACCTTGCTCTAGTGCAGCCCCCGCAGTTGCTATGATTGCTAAAGTGTTGGAAATTGTACCAACAACACCCCTCATAATACCTGACGCAACGCCGCCTCTACCTGTATTGTGAAGTATACCATACAAGTCCTGCACTTTGTCACCGGCTGACTTACCTCCAGTATTAGAAGCATTTCTACCACCTGTAAAGAGTTCGTTATAGGGTTCATTATTACCATTGTTTTCAAACTTAACAGAAGACTCCGCTGTCATAGAGCCGGAAGTGCTTTGCGTAATTGTAAGTTTAGCATCTCCACCATTAGGAGCATCTGAGGCAGATATGGAAGTTGTAAAGGGACTACCACTAATAGCCGCTATAGCAGTTGCTACAGCAGTAGCCAATTGAGCAGGGGTAATGTATGTGCCACTACCAGTGATATTTTTAACTCTAACAGTTTGAGCACTCACGTACCCTACTGAACCCCCGTTATCTTTTTGAAATGATATAGTGTGTGTAGTCCCATCTTGTCCTTTTAATTTCAAAAATCCGTGGTCGGCTGAAGCGTTACCATCGCTATTTGCTAAAAGGGCTATATGATTATTAGTTATATCTGTAATACCACCTACCGCTCTAGCATTTTTCATCAAATATCCAAAATCTATCACCGCTGATGCAGATTTAGCAGATATTCCTCTTCTACTCAAGTCATCATCTGTAAAAATCCCTTCAATGATAATAGTAGAATTAGAACGATTCATATCTATCCCTAGACGTTGACCTCCAAAATAAGGTAGACTCATACCACCTACCTTTCTTTCTACAGACAGGGCTATACTCAAAGCCTGTAATTCCATACCATCTTCGTAACCGGCTTCCGCCATTCTTTCAGGGTCTTCAAAGTGTAACCTAATCGGAGAGCCATATCCATCACCCATGATTACATCCTCCCTCTCATAGTAGTGCCACCCATAGCACGTGATATTTCTTGTTGAATCATGTTACCCATAGTGCGAGCGAGTTCACGCTTGTCAGTGCGGTCTGTAATACCACTTGGGTTGATAGTGATATTGAAGGTGTTACCTTTCCCACCGCCGCCTTTCATTTCCACAGGGATAGAGCGACCACCTGATAGAGGGACTACTGCTTCAGTACCGTGTAACACAGCAGGGTAGCCACTCATAGGCCCACTAGCAATTCCACCTTCAGCAAGTTGAGGGATTTTATCTACACCAGTCATACTCCTAAGACTTTCACCTATAATGGGTAATTCATATCCTGTTACGTCATTGAGAGTGTCAATGATAAAATCATTTATTGCATCTTTAATTGGCTGTATTACTGCATCAAACGTAGATGCAAGACTGTCGAAAACATTACTTAGATTATCTAGTGAAAAGAAATCGCTTAAAGCACCCGGAATAATATCACTCCAACTCCAATCAGGTAAAAGGTCCTTCCAAGTGAAGTCAAAGACTCCCATTACTAAGTCCCATCCTGACATCATAAGGTCTACTAAGAAATCCCATGCTGTCCCAAGAGCGTCTAATCCAATTAAGAATGGGGTTATGAAATAGTCAACAAGAGGTACAACACCATCATTCCAATAGTCTTTAGCAGCATCAATAAACCCTTTCCAATCCCCAGTAGCAAGAGCAATAACTCCGCTAAAAAGTGCAGAAAACATTTCAAAAATAGGCATTACTAAACCATTCCACATAAACGACATACCCGAGGTTAAACCTTCCCATGCTATTTCAGCACCCTCTACTAGTAGGTTGAATGCCCCTACTACTAAGTCAATAGCACCCGTTCCTAAAGCACTAAACGACTCCCATATTGCCATTATGGTGGGACCTACATACTCCCAAAACTCATCGAAAATAGGCTGTATATTGTCATTCCACCAGTCCTTTATTGCTTGGAACTTCTCTTTTAGAAAATCCATCGCAGTACCAAAAGCACTCATTATAGCACTTCCAATGCTACTGAGTAGACCACCTAAACTAGAAAAGATACCACTAAGTCCACTAGCAGCGGAACTTAATCCGCTCATAGCCGTAGTTAAACCTGCTAGTGCTACCATCAAAAGTCCTCCAATTCAAGCCAATCGTAGTCGAGAGAAACAGTCTCCCGACCCCCGCTTTTTGACTCTTGGCGCTGCCGCTTCTTTTGCTTTTCCTGTTGATTCCTACCAGCAAGCGCCCATGCGAGAGATTGTTGGAATGTCGCTGGGGTCATTTCATGTACCTCTTTTAGTGATATGCTGTAATGTGTTGCTACTACGTAAGCCCATAATTCTAATTGCATTTCTATGTCTTCAGGTGTGGCGACTAACTTACGAGTGAGAAAACTCTCAATCTCTAAGCGTCGCCTTTCGTAAAATCTCCCTGTAACATTTTACCTACTGTCTCAGGACTAGGTAGAATAGCGGCTATGCGCTGACCAATGTGACCTTTTAAGTCTAGTAATTCAGAAGTAGAAAGTTCAGGTTCAGTACGGACTATCCAATTAGTAAAAGCGTACTTCCAATATGATTCTAGGTCGAGAGACATTCCGCCATCTTTACCGATTGTGAGTAATTCTTGAGCAGATTTCTGAACATCAAAGAAAGAAATATCCCTAACATAGACAACCATGATTTCATCATCGTCTACAGGTATTTCGTGTTTTTGCTCATTCTTCTGTCTCAGTAATAGATTCTTGTTCGATATTTTCGGCATTTGTCTCACCTATGGTCACAGCCGCTTCTTCAGCGGGGGTGTCCGACTCAACTTCAGCAGCCGATTCCTCGGGGGCTTCAGTTTCAGTCAGGGACTCGGATATACCTTCATCGTCACGCTTCAAGCGTAGGCTCAACTGAGCCTTTGTACCGGAAACAGGCAATTCACGGTTTTTACACTCCTCTCGGAGTTCATTTAACGACATAGCATCGTATGATAAATCAGAAGGGAAGTCTTGTGAATTAGGGATGTCTTCTACAGATTCAACCTCTACTACAGGAGCAGGGACTAAAGCATCTATACCTGATTGAATACCCTTTCGTGTACGACGATTTGCCAAACATACCGATAACCCTGAGCCTATGCCTAAAGTATGCCCATACCAAATAGCAAAGTCTTCGTTAGATAAACGACGGTATTTATTTACGCATTCTGATGGAGTTGGCATACTTGGTCACCTCAACAATGGAATAGCGTGTCTCTTGAAATCACACGGATGGCTTTAGGCATAATTTTCAAAGGAGCACGGATAGGCCCTTTATCTTCAGGAATAGGAAGCGGCGCTTCTATAATAACGTAATCATCGAGTAGAATGTCAATGCGTTCACGTGTACCTCCAGTACCTGCTTTACTAAATGATAATCTAATCATATTAGCAGTAGTGGCATCGTGGTCTACTCCTCTACGCATTTTATGGTAAAAGATAGGGTCGTCTACTATAATTTCCATATCCATACTGTATTCAGTCTTACCTTCAACTGCAATAGAAGCGTTACGAGCACCTGCGAATGGTACTTGGTCAGTAGCAGCATCTGTAGTAGGAGCACCGTTGATTGTGTAAAACTGTTGTACTCCAGTAGAGCCGTTCAAAGTGAAAGATACTACTTGACCTACTCTTACTCCAGCAACATCAATTGTACCGTTGTAGAACATGTATGGTTTTTGTGTGCCCTTTTCAATACCGGACTCTTTACGCTTAGCGTCTGTATTAGCGGTGTCTTCAAACATACGGTGAGCATTGTATCTGTCACCTTTAGTTGAGACATCTTCAAGACGACCTGTGTCAGTATAACATAGAGCAGAATCAAAGTTCACTGTTAGTCTTAATGCAGCATCGGTATCAGCAGTTAGGCTGAAGTCCTTTACCTTACATCCACGGAATACACGAGTAAGTTGCTTTGTATCTGTTGCACCACCGTCAGCCACATTGTCTACAGAGCCGTCACTATCACGACGACGAATGCTAACTTCCATAGCGAAAGAAGGTATGCTACTACGAGAATATAGAAGGCGTGTAACACCATTGGTTAGAGTGCCACTTGAAGCACGGTCAGGGCTACCTTGAGTAGAGCCACTATTGAATCTAGCAAACTTGATGTCAGTGTTGTCCGAATGTGGGAATAATAATCCATCATCTAGGAAAATATGTGTTGCTGTGATTGCTACAATACGGCGGATTTCACTTGTTTGAGTTTGGTCAAAATATGTTGTTTCCGGGTTACTAACAGCACCAAAAACACTACCACTATCAGGGGCATCGTATGTGATTACATCAGCAACCGCTGTGCTGTCAGCGCTACCACCATTGATTGTATTTTTAATAATAACATAATCACCTGCTACAACTGGGTCGCTACCACCTGCACCAAAGTTAGGAGGAGCGTTTGTCCCATCATAAATGATTGTTGACGCTCCAACTTTTGTGGCACCGTTCAATTTGAAGTCGTTATCTGTATTACAAAGACTGTCATATTCTGTACCAACATCAATTGCCTCCATACCGAGACAATAGTAGAGCCAACGTGGGTTGTGCATGTTGACCTCAAACGAGCCCCCTTCATTGACAAACCGACCGGGTACTTGCACTGCTACATCACGCCCAAGCCCAACTACATGATAGCGCTTCAAGTCCACCTTTGTCTCAGGGAGTGTAACAGTAGCAGCAAGGCCGAGGAATTGGTCAGTAAGCACTGACTCACTAGAAGCGTTAGGGGTATCATGGTAACCCATATTCACATCAACAGATGGTAGAGTAAAGGCATGGAAATGAAGAGCATCGTCTGTGCTACTAACTATACCTGTGCCTGTGGAAAGAGCGGGAGTGACTACAAAGTCAGTTTCAACAGCACTCCCACCAGTCCCAGTGTGATGTTGCACTACAGTGAAAATCTTACCAGTTGAAGCAGCATCGTCTGCTGTAAAGTTACTTCCTCCTATGATGCTTAATTTTGCACCAACCAGCATACCACGTGGTAGTTGAAGCACTCCACTCTCAACAGGAGTGTTGGCAGCACCATTAGCCAAGCGTATTGTGCTGGTCCCAGTAGCAGGGTCAGTAGCCTCATGTTCAAATGTAAAAGAATTACCAGCATCATAGTTATGTGCTAGTTGTAATGATGTTTCGTGACCGAAAGAAATCTCGGTTAAATCTCCCTTATAGACTGTTGACGGCATTCGGCTCACCTTATGGCACTAACTCCGCAAAGATAACTACTTCTATTTGGAAGGTCTTGCGAAAAAGATGTTTTGTACGGTCTGAAAGGTCCGTACGAGTCTTGAAAACAAGGCGGTCAAAGGACGTACCATCACCTTTGCGCTTTGTATGAATGAGGCGACGTACCTCGTTTTCCATCGCTTGCATGTGCTTGCGAGATTTGGTAGTTCGTAAATCAACTGTGATATTTACACGTGTTGTCACGAAATCATAGAGTAATTCAGGCGCTTCTTCATTGTGCGCCGTCTCATAACATAGAATGTAGTCGGACTTTTTCATATCTATGCGCTTACCACGCTCAGGAGAAGTAGTAGCGATGTCTGCTATTATGGGTTTAATGTTTGAAGTATTAGCACGATTCCAATCACCTAATACATCTAGGATAACGTCGATAGATTCAGTCCATGTTGCTACCATTACCTGACCTCCCTCTCGTACGCTTTCTTATCCGGTACTAGATTCCCACCCATGAACTTTAATTTGTGAGTTATCAAAGCCGGTGATTCTCTAAGCATCCGCTTATCCACCCTATCCAATGCTGCTTTAAGAACAATGGGGTCGGGAGAACTACCACGTTGCTCATATTCACCCGCCTCGTTTTTATTTATACCATCAAGACCCAATTCTTGTTGCTCAACAACTCTACGAAAACTCTCAGGTGACTGAGTTACTAGTTGATGAAGTTCTTTTTGATAAGAAGGTTTTAGCATTTCAGAAGTGAAATGGTCATCCATCAACTCATCAAACTCATCTTTAGGCATTTACATCACTCAAAGAGAACCATTTCTTGATAACGTGGAAGAATCTTATCAATTTCTGATTGTAGTAACTGTACCTTAGCGGTTAAGTCGATATTACTACTCCCTTCAGGTAACAACACAGTACGGTCATCGGACATTAGTAGGTCAATTACTACCATCTTCGTAGCAACTTCTTCTATAGCCTTCTCAAGATAACGCTCACCATAGATATAAGAAACTTTGATAGCGTTCCACTCAAAGAATGGATATGAGTTGTTGAAGTAGATGATGCCAGTTTCATAGTCCATCCACCAGTCACGCAAACGAGCATTGTCTCCACTAGCACTTCCGCCCTGTAAGTCAACTTGTAGAGTATGCTGAGTGATTTCACCACTAATATCACTAAGAGCGCTTCCAACTACAATCACACAACCAGTAAATGTTGTAGCGGTAGTACCAGTGTACCTGAAAACATCACCACTAGCATCTTTACAGACTCCAGCAGGAGCGAAACCATCGGCTGAATCTACAGTGATTGTAGTAGAGACAACACCACTAACAGTGGCTGTGTTAACTTGAGTCTGCGAAATAGACACTGTGCTGTCTGTAGAGACGATGCTACACGTTTCTCCAGCCTTGACTGGTCTTCTACTGGTTATTTTAACGACACCTGTCCCATAGTCAGAATTAGCAGAAGCGAAGAACTCGTTATTCACGCTTATGTTACTAGTGCTACCTTCTAATGTAAATGCAGGGCTGAACTCAACTGCTCCTTTACTAACTCTATCCTCTTTGTTGATTAAATCAGCAAGATTCTGAGCAGTGGTCCCAGCGTCAAAGTCAGCACGCCATTGAGTAGTAGTAGTACCTGCTGTTAATACAGCAGCACTACCATTACCCGGACTGAATACTAATGACCCGCTTACGCTTCTAGGGTCATCAGGTATAGCAACACGAGCCTCAGCAGCACCTATCTCACGATAGTCATCACCTTGCCATAGTTCTAGTCTTAGAATCTGCTGAACATTACGGAATAGAAGCGGAGCAGTTCCAACATAATCTGTATAGTATCGACGGCGATACGGTTTGTAAGTATCGAAATTGATGTACTCAGCCGACACTAAGTAAGGTCGCCAAGCATTGTGAGTGATGTTGTCAATCTTATCCTGTACTTCACGAATACGATTTTGCACAATAGCCTTAGTAACACCACGCTGTCTTCCAACTTTAGCGTTAGTAAAAGATGCTAGATTCTGCACGTATGTGTTATCAGCGGCCTCAAAGTCAGCATGAGTAAAAGACCCTGTGAATGTTAATTTGACCCCACTTGTCCCGCCATTAGCGATAGCAGTAACTGTTTTTTCAACACCAAGTGGGTTAGCATCACTGTAGATAAGAATAGTATCATCTACTTCAGTGCCGCATCTACGATAGTCTTCACCAGTGATAAATACACCGTCTGATACAGAATCTGCTGATGTAGCAACTGGTTCTTGTGGCCCGATACCAAGGTAATCTGCCACCTTTTGAGGAGTAGTGTACACAGTATCACTGGGATTAAGAGGGCGAGTTTCGCCTTCACCCGGACTGTATACTGAAGGCATTACTCACGAGCCTCCTCATTCCTAGTAGCAAGATTATATTCCATAGGTTTCTTACAAGCACCACATGACTCACGCCATAGGAAATGGAGCATACCACAGTGTGTACACCTTGTACCTGAACCTATATTGAGTATATCAGCAGCCTCGCTATTGCGATTACGCTGTTCATTTGTAATGCCTTTCAGTGGATTATCGGGGTCAACAAACGCTGACAAATCCATACTTACATCTGAACGTAAAGCCTGTTTCTGAAAACGACTAATGTCGTCGAAGTCAATAGTTGAAATCTCTAAGCCCATTCATCTCCCTCACACTCAGACATAGGCTACAATAATGTAAATGTTACCTAAGACCGTTATGGGGTCAGATGCAATTAAACTGGTGGTAGAAGAAGCATCACCTATTGTACCAACTGCTGTTTCAATAGCGGTTGTTAAATCATCAGGTGTACTGAACTCTACTGGAGCAAAAGGACCTACTACCTTGTACTTAGGTGTTAAGTTAGCCATGATTAGTCACCTCAAGAACGGCGACCAATTGCGATAAATGTTCCAGCGAATGCAGGTGCTAATCCTGAAGTATCTGTAGAGTCAAAGTCACTTATGTCAAAACTACCGGATGCTATTCGTAGTGTAGTGCCGTCAATTCTTACTTGAGGGGCAAATGCTACAGTCTGAGTACCGCCGCTACCGCCGCCTGTATCTCCAATTGCTTCTACTGCAAATACACCCGATGGGTTTGCACCAGCGAAGTCAATACTTGCTAGTACGCCACTCAAATCTATTGCTGCATCTCCTGCACCATAAGTTCCTGTTACTATCATTCTGTCACCGAAATATGTCGGTCTTGGGTCTATCGTTACTGCCATTATTCTTCATCTCCTTTTTGAGTTTCTTCTTCTTGAGATTCTGCTACCAATTCTTCTGTTTCAGCGACCCCATCAGGTCCCATTACAGTTTCAACTAACTCAAGTAATTGAGTCTTGGTTGCATACCCTCTTGGTTTAATATCATAAGTGGCTAACCACTTTGCTATGTCTTTACGAGCCCATCCTTCATCAGGTATTCCGTCTCCACCTTTATCGGTAGTGCTACGTGCTTCAGCATCATCTGCTGACCAACCTTCTATTCTGAAGTCTTCTTCTCCTAGACGAGGGGCGTAGTGGTCAAGCCAAGCCGAAGTAACTTCGACTGGTCTATTCTGCTCCCAATCTCTCATCTTTGAATCAGTCGCTCTTCGTTGATGAGAGCGCCCAATATATGTTACTATAGGCACTTAAAGCACCTCAAGAGTAAAACACTAGAACTTGACCGCTGGTAACTGCACCTGTTGCTTCCAAAGTAATGACTTTACCACTGAATGAAAGTCCAGCGGTTTGACCGTTGTTTGCTGTGAAAGTAGTCATAAACGCTCCAGTGATTGCACTGATGCCACCTGCAAGCGTTACTGTGTTACTGTCTGCTATTGTTCCTAAAGTTAGGATAGCCATCTTAGGTGCTGGGTCATACCCGTTTGCTCCATCGCTGTTAGAAGCGTTGAAAGTTCCCGGTCCACCACCGGGGTAAGATACATCTGCTGCACCGTCGAGCCATTCTGATGAGTCGTGTGACCCTGCTCTTAGTTCCCATGCGCCTGTTACTGCTGCTGTTAGGCTGCCACCTGCTGCTGTTGCTGTTAATTCTGTTGCCATTATTCATCATCTCCTTATTTTAATTCCTAATCTCCACATCACTTCAAGTCCCTTACGCTACCCTGAGCACGGAAGAAGGTAGTCCAAACTTCACCCATTGTACGGTAAAGTCCTTCCTGTCCTAGTCTGTTGATTGCGAACGGGTCGCCAGTCTCGATACCTGACTCAAAGTATTGAGTAGGTATTGCTGTAGAGAAGTATAGATAATCAGTGTCAAGGAAGTACATTCTACTGATACCATCCTTTTCAACGTCCTTAGAAGGAATAATTGGGACACCGTTGTAGGTTGCTACAATGAAACCTGCTTCGATACCCGGTACACCTTTAACACCGTTGTAGGTAGGTGTAACTCTCTTTTCTTCCATGAACCTTTGCTGAGCCTGTAGCAATTGCTGTAGTCTCATTAGAGTGTCATATCCAGTTAGGATAACCTTTGGATTACCACCAAGTTCCCACATTCGCTGGAATGTGTCATCTAGTTGGTCAAGTGACATAGTACGGCGGTTGCCGGATGCTCTATCACTACCACAGTTTACAACAGCGTTAGACCATGCGTTTGCATTTCGGTCAATGCTGTAGATGTCAAGGTCGTTAGCGCCACAGTGGTCTGTACCTTCTGAGCCGCCAGTTTCCATAGATGTTAGTCCACCGGATGCACCACCGTCGTTTCCAGTGATTCGGTCAAGTGATTCAAAGTTGTTACCTGCAACAACCTCAGCATCTGTTAGAAGCATCTTGTTAACCATTTCAGCGTGGTGCTTACCCATTTCTTCTTTAAGAACTGAGCGCATGTCACCCATACCGTCATCCTTGTCAGCAAGGAAAACAGCGACTTCGCTTACATCGAATGAGTGAGCGATTGTCTTAGGCTTTGCAGCAACGTGTTGGAAGGTAGGCTTTACAGTTTCAGGTAGTGTACCGTTCTCTGCAATTCCACCGTGGACAACTCCTGCGTTAGGCTTGTCAGTGATAACTCTCCATCCACTGCGGTCCCAAGGACGCTTTGGCATGATAGAGAATGCGTTGAACTCTTGGTTCAACTGTGACCATACCTTGCGACCATAGATTGCTTGGTAGGTTCCTGCGGTTGTAGACATCATAGGTGAGTCTGCTTTCAATAACTCGCTACCTGAGTAAGAGTAACCCATAGCGTTTCCTGCGCCATAGTAGTATCTCTCCATATCAGTAACTGTTCGTACGTAATTTCGTGCCATTTTTTTTCATCTCCTTATTTTCATTTCTTAGTTATTGAGTTTCACTCGCCTCGGAATAATCCTCCAGCGAGTTGGTGAACTTCATCCCATGACATGTTACCAAGGTCAGCCGTAGAAGGGACCTCGAAATCATTGGATGCGGATTTTGCGATTGTAGAAGATTCTACAGAAGAGCCGATGTTGTCGATTCTTTCATTAAGTGTACTAAGAGCCTTCATTACTTCATCAAGAGGTTGACGAGCATCGAATGCCTGAGCCTGAGCCTTGGAGATTTCTTCGGAACGCTCATGAGAGTAGCGTGACTCGAAGTTAACTTCCATACCTTTACGCAGTTCTTCTTCTTGCTTTGCAGCCTTGAAGACTTCGTATGCGTATTCTAGTGAAGCAGGGTCTACAGAAGTCAAGAAATCACTCTTTTCTACAGAACCTGAGCCACCACGAGTTAGACCAGCACGGCTTAGTGCGTTAGTAGATGGGTTGCCTCCTTCTTGAGCACGACCCTTGACTTGTCCAGCGAAGTAATCAGCGCCATCGCCAATTGATTCAGGAGTAGAGCCAAGGTTTGCTTTACTGATACCATCGAAGTGGTTTCTTGCACCTGTAGTGTCTACACCAGCAGACTTTAGAGTATTCTCCATCCAATCTAGGTATTCAGCAGATATAACGTCAGAGTATTCAGATTTTTTCTTCTCATCTTTCTTCTCATCTTTCTCGTCATCATCGGCTTTGTACGCTTTCTCAGACTTATCTTCGTCCTTGTCTTCGTCTTTCTTACCCTTCTTATCTTTCATAGCCTCTTTTAGAGCAGGTGGCAATTCACCCTTTTCCATTGAGTCTAGTCGCCCTTCCAAGCGCTCGAGAACGCTGTTCATCTGTTCCATAACATCATCTGCCATTTTCTTCATCTCCTTATTTTTGTCTTCCTTTAGTATTTTGAATGTCGCTTCAGGGTTTATTCCCTTTTCGCAGATAGTGATTTCATGGAGTTCGAGTTTGCTGATTTCTTGATAATTGCCGTGGCTGCTATCATGTTTCCGAACTCGCTTGAATGCTTGTCCTCCGATGCTGAATCCCGTTAAGTTCCCCTTCCTGACCTCTGCTGACACTTCACGTGCTTTTTCGATGTCATTTCTGAGTTGAACTACGACGAACATTCCTGCATCGTCAACTTCGCTTTTCCATAACCTCCCTTCACTGTCTGTGTATTGCGGAATGACTTCTCCTACCTGAATGTTAGAGTGTGCTAGTTGCACGTTTCTGTATTTAGGCTCTGTCATGTATTTCTTGAAGGCATCCTTCAAGGCTGACCGAGTAATCAAATCCCCCTGCTTGTCGACCAGTTCAACACTAGCGTAACCTGCGACCACGAGGTCGTGACTCCCTTTGAGAAGGGAGAGGCTGTCTTGTTGAGTTCTGAGCAACACACTAAACACCTCTTGTCTGCTTTTGGTATATTAATAAAGCGGCATCACTCATTTTCTTCATCTCCTTCATAAACGTTAGACTCCTCTCTATTTTTTTGCTTTAGCCTCTTGCTACGAGCCGCTGGATATTCTTCTTCGGGGTCTTCGGTAGGACGTTCCAACATATCCCAGTCAGGTAGTGACTCTTCACTTGTAAGAGAAGTAGGTCCTCTAGGTGACTCTGTACCATCACCTACATCTATTCCGAAACCTTGAGCACCTACTCTTCCTGACATTTTTTCTTTCGCTACCTTATCTACTAAGTTAGCAATACGACTTAGAGTCTTCACCATTTGAGGCTTTAGAATGTTCATTTCATCATCATCATCAATAACACCAGCGGATTCTTTTTCACTTTGTTTGCGATGTTTAGGGTTTGACATACTACGTGTACCTTCAATATCGACCTTCGCTCCCTTTAGCATTAAAGAGGCCGCTTGGTTCCATATAGGTCGTAAACTTTCAGCCAATAAAATTGGGTACTCATTTTTCTGTAAATCAGCCAATGTGGAGTACGGTGAATGCGCCCATGTACCATGTGCGTTTCTATTCATCTTGTAGATTACATCATCTACTTGAGGTATAGATACTGTTAATTTATTATGTGTTACGTCGATTGAAAATTGAACAGGTATAACAGAATGTGATTTAGTTAACAGCGACAATGTCTCAAGAGAAGCAGGAGCGTCGTCAGTCTCTGTAATTATTTTAGATACGGCTACATCGTACATAGTCTTACCATTTCGGGCTCTTGACTTCACACCTGAAGTCTTAACATTTACAAAGTCACCTTCTACAAACGGCTTAGGGCTCTTTACAGTACCTACATCAAGATATGATTTTCCTTCATATTCTACACCACGATTACCGAAACCTTCCGCATCAAGTGGCCCTGCTCCTAATCTATAAGTGAAAGGACCTTTACCTCTAACATCTAAAATGATGAGAGTCACTTCTTTATCAGGTCTAAGTAAGAACCACTTAGGATGCCTTCTTTCCCCACGCATGTAAGTAGAAGTAGCGTCACGAAGTAAAATACGCTCTCCCGATTCCTTCAAACTTTCAACAACCGTCTCTAGTCCTTCATTATCTGTTAGTCGTAGATTATGAGGGCCGGGTATTATGACATGTTCATGGCTATCGAATTGTCCTCTTAAAACTTTCAAACGCTCCCGTACAGTCATGTCTGCTATGTTCGTATCATCATATTCTATTATGTCTACAATGTTAATTTCATCACTGTCCTTAACAGCGTCTAGCATCCAGTTCTTGTCATTTAGTAGTTTGAGTTGTTTTCTATCTTCAGGTGATAAAGCAACATCACCGTCTTTATCATAGGCTGTGACTCTATTACCCTTCTTACGAACTATGAATCTTTCATCATCAGGAAGCACTGAAGCGGCCCATTCACCACTGAAACCACGTAATGCTTCAAAGTCCTTAACTGAGAATATACGGTGCATAGGGAGAATAGGGAGTGGTTTACCATCGTCACTTTTAATGAAAATATCAGGGTCCATGAGGGCAATAAGTGTATCACCCATATCATCAGATTTACCCATATCATCAGGATTATCACTCTCGGCTCTACCTCCGAGTAAAAGATTAGGGTTCTGAGAATTAGGGCCACTAGGGAATTGTCCGGGTAATGCCATTACTTGTTTAATTGCATCTTCACCATGAATAGCATTCAAAGATTCCTCGGAAATAGAATGAAGTTGTTGCTGACTAGGCATATTAGTCCCAGCCACAAAGTTACTACCATCCCATTCTATTCCGACTGTAGGAGTCATTGGGTAGCCCATTTCCATAGCACCTGAAACGAAATAGTCGCCTATGTTGGCCCCCTTTAATGACGTAGCGGGGTGTATTTCTCGTCCATAACTTCTGTTTAATTTGTCAATAGGAGTCTCTGTAGTATCTATTGTAGGTTCAATAGCATAGTCCATATCAACCGCTTTAGGGTCTACTGCGATTATATCATGAATTAAACTTTTAACCTTACTCTTATTGTGACTTTTATCGTCCACGTCACCCATCGGTAAGTGGATTAATCCATATTTTTCAGATTCTGCTTTGTAATGCTTACTCATTAAACGAGGGATTACTCCTAATTTACCAAGATAATTAGTCTTAAACCACTCGTTCAAACCTTTAGTTTCTTTTCCTCTCTCAGTAGTTCTACCAGTCCTTGCTTTTTCCCTAGCCATTTCTTTGTAACGCTGAACTATAGGCTCGTTGTCATAAGCCTCTTCAAAAGCATTCATATGATTAGTATGAGTTTCATGGTCTAAGGAAATGTCTTGACCTCTAGGATGGAAAGCCATTCCAGTGCTCAATAAAGAGCCGTGGGTCATAGCCCGTAAACCACCTTCAATAGGAGCACTATCACGTAGCCTTTCAGCAAGGTCTTTGTGTTGCTCGTAAAGAGGGTCGTTCTCATCGTGGTCAAAACCAATAGCACTCATAACATCTTCAATTGACATATCATGGGTGATGTCAACACCGTGTTGCATAGCACTTAACATCATATTACGATGAGGGACTATTGTATTACCAGTAATTTCAGAAGCGGTTGCACTAGCAGATTTTATTTTTTCTTCATCTATACCCGGACCATAAGTGGTTAGTCCATGTGAATCATTAGGCGCTATCATAAGCATTCTATTAGCATCATGGAGTAGACGTGATGTGTTAGAAAGGAACTTCAATTTGTTAGTAGTATCGAATGCAGTAGGGTCTTCTTTCTCCATGATAGGTTTAAGTTTAAGAGCCATTTGTGTGATAGCGGTCAAGTCAGCATCCATTTTTAGGTCAAACTGTTTATGATGATGAGTCATACCTCTACCCGAGGTCATAGTAGTAGATTCGACTTCTTCAAGATTCTTTAGATTCATTTTAGCAGCCATCAATTCATCCATTAAACCGTCAGGCATTTCATCTCCAGTCTCGGCATACATAGTCACCGTGTCTTCTAAATCATTAACTTCATCTAAAGCACTCTCTAACCTCTCTTGATATTCGAGAGTGGATTTCTCAGGTAAGTCCTTTCTACCTTTACCTGACAATTCATGAACAGCGTCAAACACTCTAGCGTCACCAGTATGAGTACGGTGTTGTTTATTTTTTGGTAATTTCATTTCAGTGTGTTTTAACATTCTAACTTTAGCAGGTTTATGAGGAGGGTGGTTTCTACCTAATCTAGTGTGTACGTTGTGACTCAAGCGACCATTGTCACGGATTCTAGTTTCAATCCCGGTAGCACTTTGTCCTCTCTGCATTATTGGGTTATGCGCTGATGTAGCACGACCCTCAAGACGGTGAGTGAAGTCACCTGTACCGATAGCATCTACCCTCTCATCTCTAGTAAGTCTACCTAGAGTATTTGCTATCTCAGGGTCTAAAGTAGAATGACCTATATGATGACTTTGTTTGGTGTTTCTGTTTTTAAATCTCCCCTTTTTACTTTCTTTTCTATGAGAGGAGGCATCCCAAAAGGATTGAGTTTGATGATGACCCATAGACGAACTATCCATCATTTGAGAATCAGCAGGTACAACTGAGCCAAATAATCCTACATTTTTATTGTTGATTCTCAGTGCTCCTTCAGGGGTAACACTCCCAATTAGACTATTACCCTCTTCATCTTTAGGCATCCAATCATGTAACATTTCAAGTTTTGCTAAAGAACTACGACCATTCCCACCACGTATGAAAGGCATACTGAATATAGCACCATTCCCAACAGCACCGTGTTCGGTACGCATCCATAAGTCATTTTCATCTTCAGGAATATCTTCATCATGAGGGCCGTTAAAACCTGTATGACTGTGTGATTCTGCGTTCCTAATCATCTTATCTTTTAGTAAACCTATGCGTTTTTCAACCATTGTCTCATCGAGTTTTTTCATATCCTCAACACCTAATGGTCTATCACTGTGATTAAAGTGCCCTTTTTCGTTAACTTCGTAACCATCTTTTGTTTGTTTTAACCCAAGAAGATGAAGTAAGGCTGCTCTATTTACTCCCCTATTCGTTACATTTTCACCATTTTCTGCTAATGCTTGTATTACATCTTGTGATTCTAATGACTGCTTCAACTTAGGATAACTTCTCAACCCATGAATACTAGAAAGTGGTTCTGAATCCCCATCACCGTGCTTTTCATTTAAAGCATTAATAATAGCATTAGCCATATTTCCATGCTCTTCGTGATGAGTGTCATGTAAAGCATCATACAGTAACTGGTAATCATGGTCATTCATATCACGTACATCGCCCTCTCCCTCAACATGTTTTCTTTGATTCTGAGAAGTATGAATTATACCCCTCATTTGCTGGAAAAACTCAGGAGAGAACCTATGCTTTAAATTACGTTTTATTCGACCAACTGATATATGCTTACCCTTACTCCCATCTATAGATATTTTTTGAGCCGCTTGTGATGTTGAACCACTATTCATTAAATGCTCTACAACGTTATTTCTTTGTGATGGTGTAAGCCATTCAAGACCTAAATTATAACCACCCCATCCTAATGATGTTCTCATACCAGCATCATTTACATCTTTATTCATCCAGCCTTTTATCGCATTATCCATATGGGCTTGTGCTATAGCGAAATCCTGTTCTTCAGGGTTACTGTATTTTTTCGTAATTGAATCAACTAAGTCTTGATTTTCATGTTTCCAGTTTTCAAGATTGTCTAAGTACAAATCATAAAGGTGAGAATCGTGAATAGGTCCTGAAAAAGGATGTGATGTTTCACCAGTCATAGAATCCTTAACACCAGTAACACTGGAATTATTATTTTTTACATGATGGTTTTCTTGCATTATTTCGTGCTTTTTTATTCGCTCTGCTAAAGAACTAGCACCGGGTTTAGAAGGTAAGTATAAGTCTCGTAAAGTTTCAATGTAAGCAGGTAAACCAGTACGTACATTAGTCGTTAACAGAGGGTGGTGTTCCTTTTGAAAAAGATGGGTATTAGGATAAAGAGAGTCTTCTTTTATATCAGCATCAGGGAAGAGACTCACGAAATCATGAATAGAAGATTCTTTAAATCTATTTTGCCAATGATGGTCAGGTACAATGTTCGCTGTTGAACCAGTAGAAAGATAAGAGGTATCATATGTTTTTTCACGACCACGTTGCTCTAATTTCCCTCTTTCTTCTTGCCGTCTTTCTGAGCGCCCCTCTAACCTCTCTTTTTTACTAGGGGAATCTAGTTTGTCCTTCCAAGATTTTTCATCTTCTTTCATCTCTTCCTTGACTACTAAATCACAAATGAAATCTTCGGGGCCTTTGATTACATCGTAGCCTTGTCTTCTTAGGTTCTCACTCGCTAGAACATAATTCCCGACTGAGTAATCATAGTCTAATTCATCAAGAATAGATTTGACTAAGTCTGAGCGTGCTCTTAGATACCAGTCAGCAGCATCTTCTCGCACATCAACACCACCATCAGTATTGAGTCCATTCAGATGGTGGGGCGGAGTCACGGTGACCTTCTTCAGCGCCAACGTTATCGTGGCCTGTACCCGATAAACCGGGGCAGTCCATACCGAATCCTAACTTACAGCCTGAAAATTGATTGCCACCACATTGACGACATACTGCCTTAGCCAAATCTTCTTTTGCTTTGGCTAGTGCCTCTTCTGCCTTTGATAGCACTCCGTTCTCAACTTGGCGTTGTATACTATCATGTGGGTTCATTTTAGGAGATAGAGCCTCGACATTCACTGATTCGGATATTGAACCTTTGTTGGTTACATCTTCACCGTTGTATAAATGTTGATTAGTGGAGTAATAGGCGTTGCGAGTTTGTCCTCCGCTTTCAGCAGCAAACATTACGTTTTGAGGCTTAGAGTCAAAGGAAGTAATGAAATTAGGCTGAGAACCCATATCTGCTCCCTTAGCCATTTTACCATGTGCTTTATCGCATTGTCCTTTTTGCTTTTCTGAACACTCAGAGTATTTCTTACCGAAGGTTTTCATACAGTATTTGTCTTTGGTAGCCTTGTCAGCCTTGGCCCTCATCTTACCACCACACTCCATCTTCGAGCAACCGCCCATCTTATTCATTTTAGAACCACATTCAGGACAGTCTTCCTCAGATTCATCTTCCTCGTCTTCCTCGTCTTCTTCCTCAGATTCATCCTCTTCTTTATCTTTAGACTTCTTAGACTTCTTATCATTAGGTCCTTTTCCATCAGCAACAAAAGCAGGTACATCTTCACCTTCATGTTCTATCATGTCTAAATCTTCTGCTTTCTTTAGAAGATATTCTGCTTTCTTTAGTAAATCGTTTGCTTCTTTGCTTCTATCTGACTTAATTGGCCTCATGAAATCACCTCAGTGCCTTTGACCTGCTCAGCCATATTGTGAATCTCATCCCAAGTCATTTGATGTATCTCGGAGTTAGAAAAGTCATCATGTCCTTTTATGATAGAATCATCGTTAGCACGGAATGCGTCGACTGATACATCTTCGTTCAAAGGAGTTGTGGAAGTTACAAATCCAGCCTTACGGAGTAGAGAGGTAGGATTATTTAGAGCCTTACGTAGTTCAGCATTTTGGTGCTTTAACGACTGAAGGTCATTGTCCATGTTTTCCATTTTTGAAATAAGTGTATTCATTAACTTTTCAGTAGTATTATCACTCATTAAATCACCTACTGGTCAGGTACGAATCTTCCGAATGTACCTCTATGAGGGGTCATACCTCTTTGAGTTTTAGCAGCGATAACAGTACCGGGTAGTACATCATTACGCTGTTTAACATCAAACTTCTGTCCTGAGACATTCATCTTTGAAATCATATTAAATTGTAAATCAACAGTTTCTCTTTCTGCTTTAACTACAGCAGTGTGTAAGTCGTCTGATAAGAAGCCAGCGAACTTCAATACTTCATTGATATGTGCTTGGGCATCTACTGCATTTCCATTCTCTAAAGCCTTAGCGAATTGCTCACTGTGTACAGCAAGTTTTCGGGCCATTGGGTCCATTTTCTTTAAGTTCATTCTACTCCCCTCTTGTTATTCGTATCAATGCAGCCTTAAATAATGTTACTGACCTCTCGGCCTCCTTGAGTTTAACATAGCATTACTATTTTGCTGCGAAATTGTAGGTGCTGGTCCTCTTTGCTGGACACTAGACATAGGTGAACCTGCTCCGGGTGAAGAGCGTGCTTGTGGTCTTGCTGGTGAACGAGGAGTGCGTATTCCTTGCCCTTCACCACCGGGTTGCGATGGAGGCATTGGTGCTCCTCCTTGCATCTGAGGTGGCATTCCTCTACCCGGAGGCATACCCGGAGGCATTCCTCCACCCGGAGGCATACCCGGAGGCATACCCGGAGGCATTCCTCCACCCGGTGCTCCTCCTTGAGGAGGTTGAGGTTGCTCCTCTTGCTTCTTGTAAACAAAGCGAATATCTCTATCTCCTTCTTCTAATAATTCAGGCTTATATCCTAGCATAGCCATGCGCTGCGCTAGGTTGACTTCCATTTCATCACGACGCAATCTTGTGATTTCATCTTCTTCTTCGTTAGGATAGAGTGTTAGTTTCCAATCAGTAACATCCATTTCCTTCAACATTCGTGGGAATAAATTGTCAGTGTAAACTTTCTGACCAAACTCTACAGCACGATTAGTAACGAGAATCTGTAGACCTTCATTATTCAGTCCACCTGATTTACCATTATCAATCATAAAGATTGATGACACACCATAGAACGCAGCGATACGATTACGAATCTCATCACGCACAGCCATGTACTGCATCTCTTCTAAAGTGTCCATGAACTTAACCCAATTCACACCACCACGCCCTGAAGAGGATTCAATACCCACTTTAGGTACATAGTGAGGGTCACGTTCCATCTTTTCATCAACAGACTTCCAAAACGATTTCATAGATTCAAGATTGTCTGTAGTGACTGAAATGATACCTTTCGGAGTTCGGCGTTTCTGATAGGAAGTATAGATGTAGTTATCCATCGCTGTAAGACTCATCGCCTGTCTCCACATAGTGTTAACAGGAGCACGACCATACAACTTCGATGGATTATACTTACTGATATGAACTACTTCGCCTTTAGTGAAGTATTGATTCTTACCTGAACCTGCCATGTTAACATAATGAGCATCAACTAAACGAGCGCCACATGTCTCACATTTAGGCTCTTGACCCGGATATGCAACTTGGTCACGATGAATGCGACAAATCTTATATCGACCTCCACGAATACCACGCTTATCAGCGATAATTCGCATGAAGATAGGGTCACCACGTACTATATCTTTAACACGATAGAAAGCAATATCTCCATTTTCAGGGTCTACATAGTATTCTTTAATCAAAAGTAGGAAGGCATCGTCTACAACGTTTAAGTCATTTTCAATTTCACCAAGCACTTCCATGAAAGTTTGCTCCATAGCATTGGTTTCGTTCAATAACCACTTAGCGTAAATGACCTGCTCAGGGTCAGGGTCACGAACTTCACCACCGCATGACTTACAAACTTCTACGTCATGATGAAACTCTTCGTCACACTCTATACATTTCTTTCTAAACTTCTTTTCCCAGTGATAACCACGTCGGAAAATCTCTTGACGTAATTTAGATTGAACAGTTCTTAGAATAAGATTCTCTTGACTCACAGCATAAAGAGCAGGTAAGGTAATACCTTGAGCCAGCACTGGCTCTTGTATGCCAGTGGTGTACAGAGGCATTTGCGGTTGAGGTGTAGTCCTACGACGGAATGGACTAGCAATAGCGGATAAGAAACGACTAACTGGACCTTTTTCTTCTTCTGCCATCATAGACCCTCCGCATACTTACCTATTGTGTCTGCGTCTAAGCCCCATGAATTAAGGAGTTCGGACGATTTACGAGAATCATCTTCCCAATTCTTGTAACGCACTAAACGCTTTAACTCTTCCTTTCGTACAGGGTCCTTTTCTTCAATGAATGCTAACACCGCTTTTGCTTGTGTGTCTTTCATTTTCAGATGTGGTAAAACTCCGTTTAGGAACTTACGAAGGTCTGCTTTAGAATAAAATTGTAACCTATGTTGACTACGTTTGGAGTTTTTATGTACTTTATTATCTAATTGTAAAATCCCGCAATCCATAGTCTTGTAGAGGTCTTCACAGTGTACACGCCCTCTCTCACCAGTAGCAATCATACCAGCACGAGGCTCTCCTCTTTCAGTGATAGTTATGTAACCATCAGCATCAAGGAAACCTGCACCGTATGACCATACATCTTTCAAGACTAATCCTTCATTTGAAAGGCGAACGTATGTTCCTTTTTTACTACCCTTCATGATGTCATATTCTTCACCATACATGTTAAGCAGTGTAGTGAACTTTCGAGATGTAAATGACTTACTTATCATCCCTTCTTCACTCAAATTACTTTGAAGGATTTTTACTGACATAGGACCTTTAATCAGGAGTTGCTCACTTACGTATTCAAGACGCTGCTGTTCTGCTTTTGATAACTTATCAGATTGAAATAAAGCAGTGCGCCACATTTTACGTGCGCTACTTCTATCTCGCATAGCATTAGCCCATGCTTCTTGCTCTTCTTTACCCCAAACGTCTTCATGCTCATCTAGCATTTTCAAAGTCACTTCAGCCTTATCCCATAACATACAAGCCTTCTGTAGAGACACTGAGCGAGCCTCACCAAATTGACGAAGATGTTTCAAACTTCTATCCGATAAACCAAGCCCCTTAACACAATGCTCTAAATCACTAGACCATGAAAGATTTTTAATTGTCATTTCAGTTTCAATCGCCTTAATAGTACGAATGTCACTAATCATGTCATCAATTTCAGTGCTACTTTCTTTGTTATGTCTACGTGCCTTACGTAGTCTTTTAACTAAATCATCAGCAGTACAGTTCATTTTAGACTTAAACCAACCATCACCATTAGGAGCAAAGCGGTAAGTCTTACGGATAGCCTCAACTGCCTCTTGAGTTTTAGGAGCAGACTTCAATACGAAGTCATCTTCTATCAATGCTGACCCCCACATAATTCTACCTCACATGCTACCTCTATTTAACCAACACCATTTTCACAATAGTAGGTTTACCACCTACTCCTTGCTTCTTAGAGCGCTTACGTTTTGTAGCAGCAGCCTTTTGTCCTTCACTCATAGAACCTGAAGTCTTTGGAGTTTTACCTGATACTTTCACGCTTGGTCTACACTTAGGATAACCCTTACTATCTTTCTTAGCCTTTGACCTGCCACAAGGTGGGTGCTTACCATCTTTGTCTTTACGACTAACGTCAACCCACTTTTCCTTGAACCATCGGTTCAAGTTCTTTACAATGAGAACGTCATGGCAAGTACAGCGGGTCATTTCTTCTTCCCCTTTTTCTTGAACTTACCCTTGCAGTATTGAACAGCCCATCCGTTAGCATACGCTGA